TAAATAAAAATATATCGCTCTAAATAAAAATATATCGCTCTAAATAAAAATATATCGCTCTAAATAAAAATATATCGCTCTAAATAAAAATATATCGCTCTAAATAAAAATATATCGCTCTAATTAAAAAATTGAAAATTTAAGATTTTAATCTATAATTATAAATAACTAATAAACTTAAAACTCTTTAATATGGACCGTTTTACAGAAACGCTAAAAGCATCTCAAATTGCTAGAATTAATGAAGCTGCTATTCTAAAAGCTGCTTCCGTTAAATTTCTTGAGTATGAATCTTACATTGAAGAACAATCTGATAAACTATCTATGGACAAAGAGTGGCAAGAACAAAATATGAATGATATTCTTCAAAAGCTTATTGAAATAGTTTTTGCCAAGAATGTACAACTAGCTATGGAAAATAATAAGAGTAAGATAGAAAGTAAACAAAAACTTGATACTCTATCTAAAATGGCATCAACACAATCAACATCAGATGATGATGATAATGATGATGATTAATTATTTGTTAAATAAAAAAGCATAAAATTAATTTTTTTTAATAAATATTTTTATTTAAGGACTAATATTATTTAATATTAATGTTAGTTGGTTTTATATTATTTTTAAAAAATGAAGCAATTGGTATTTATGATAATGAAGAAATATTAAATAATTTTATAAATGGATGCTTACAAAATAATTTTTTTAATAAAGATGATATTAAAATAAAAAAATATAATATAAATTCAATAAATTGTTTAAATATTGAAAATACTAATTATCAAAATAAAATTATATCAGAAAAAAAAGAGATAATTAAAGAAAAAAAAATAGAAAATATAAAAAAAGAATTAAATGATTCAGAAGAATACAAAGAATTAATTAAATCAGAAGAATATACAAAATTAATGCAAATGAAAATAGATACAAAACATCATATTAATGAATTAAAAAAACAAAAAATAAAATTAGAAGAAGAAAAGGAATCTTATGAATATGATTTAAAAATATATAAAAAATTAAAAAATGAAAAAGAAAAAATAGAAAACTTTGAAATACCAGAAATATTTACTCTAAAATTTAATATTTATAAAAAATTAGAAGAAAATAATGAATTAAACTTTGAAGTATTTAAAATAGAATGGGAAAAAGTAAAACCACAAAATAATTATAGTTTATTTTCACCAAATATATATGAGAATTTATTTATAAATTCAAATAATAAAGAAGATGTCAATATTGAAATAGATATTTAATTTTTTATATAAATTAAATCTAATTTTATTTAATGTACAATCAAGATGATATTGATTTAATAAGAAAAAATATAGATATAATTAAAGATGATGCAATGAAAAATAAACTAGAAATTATGGAACCAACAATAACTGAATTTAAAGAAGTATATAAGGTAATATTAGAATTTATTAAGAAAAAAAAAAGAATAATTTATGGTGGTTATGCTCAAAATCATTTAATTAAAATAAAAAATAAGTTAGATGCATTTTATAAAGAATTAGATTTAGCGGATATTGAATTTTATACTTACGAACCTTTACAAGATGTTGTAGAATTAAGCGATTTATTACATTCAAAAAAATTTAAATTTGTTCAAGGTTCAGAAGGTGTACACAATGATACATATAAAATATTTGTTAATTTTCTTAATTATTGTGATTTGAGTTATATGCCTAAAAATATTTATGATAATATACCTAAAATAGAAGATAATGGGTTTTATTATACTCATCCGCATTTTATGTTAATTGATGCATTTCGTGTTTATGCGGATCCATTAACATCATATTTTAGATTAGATAGAACATTTTTTAGATCTTCAACATTAATAAAATATTATCCATTTGATTTATCTTTACATAAAAATATACCACAATATGAAAATGAAAATAAAGATATTAAAAGATTTATTAGACATAAAATATTACACAATTCGGAATTAATTATAATCGGACATTATGCTTTTAATTATTTAGTTAAAAAAACTGATAAAAAATTAGTAGTTGAAAATTATCCTTACTATCAAGCTGTTAGTATTAATTACAATGAAGATAAAGTTAAAATTGGTAATTTTTTAAGAAATAATTTTAAAAATATAACATCAAAAGAGTTTTATCCTTATTTTCAATTTTATGATAAACATACTGAATATTATTATGAGAATAATTGTATATTAAAAATATATGGTCATAATAATAGATGTATTGTAAATCATTTTTCTGATAAAAAAAAAGTTTATTTTGGAACATTTCAATTAATATTTTTATATTTATTAGTTGATTATCAATATGCATATACAAGAAGAGATTCTATAGAAAAAAATAATTATATTATTTTAATTACTCGATTATTAAAAGCACGCGAAAAGTATTTAAATACACATAATAAAACAATTTTAGATAGAACACCTTTCCAAGAATTTACATTACAATGCTTAGGTTCAACCGAAGATCCATTAAGAATGTCAAGGCTAGAAGAAAGAAAGAAAAAAAAAGAGGGTAAACTAATTAAATTTAGATATGATCCTAAAGGCGTTCCTGGAAAAGTACCAAATTATAAATTTGATAATATTTCTGGAAATGAAATATTAAAAAAAAATTAAATTAAATTAAATAAAAATTACTAAATTATTAAAATTTTCTAGGTTTATAATAATGTCTAAAACTATAATAAATCTTGAACAAAATGGTAGATTATTTCCAAATTGGGTAATGAAAAATTTTAAAAAGTTTATATTACCTGAAATTATTAGAAAAGAAGGTGAAGATCCTTGTAATGAACCTATTATTGCTAATAAATTAACAATTTATCAACAATTTATTGGTGAATATTTAAACTATCGTTCACCTTTCAAAGATATGTTAATTTATCATGGTGTAGGTGCGGGTAAAACTGTATCAGCTATAAATGTTTATAATATTTTGTATAATTATACTCCTAAATGGAATGTTTTTCTTTTAATTCCTGCTGCATTAGAAGATGATCCTTGGATGAAAGATTTAAAAATTTGGTTATCTAAAGAAAATAATGAAGATAGAATGAACAATTTAATTTTTATTCACTATGATTCACCATTTGCTGATAGAGATTTTTTAGAAAAAGTTAAAAAAGCAGATAGTTCTAAACAATCATTGTTTATTATTGATGAAACACATAGATTTATCACTAATGTTTATAATAATATTAGTTCAAAAAAAGGAAAAAGAGGTCAAGTAATTTATGATTATATTCAACAAGAAAAAAAAGATAATCAAAATACTAGAATTATATTATTATCTGCTACTCCTGTTGTAAATAATCCTTTTGAATTTGCTTTAATTTTTAATTTATTAAGACCTGATTCTTTTCCTACAAGTGAAGCTATTTTTGAACAATTATATATTTCTAATACAAACTATCAATCATTAAATGAAAATACTAAAAATATGTTTCAAAGAAGAATTTTAGGTTTAGTATCTTATTATTTAGGTGCTACTCCTGATAAATTCCCTTCTAAAACTATTATTTATAAAAAAATTTTAATGGATAAATATCAAGAAGAAATTTATAATCATTTTGAAGAAATAGAAGAAGAAAGAGAAAAAATAAATAGAAAAATGTCACGTGGTAAAGTAGGTGATCAACCATCAACTTATAATATTTATACACGTCAAGCATCTAATTTTGTTTTTCCACATATTAATGATAAAATAAATGGTGAATTAAGACCAAGACCTGGTAAATTTAAAATTAAAGATGAAGATGCTAATTTAATAGATGAAGGTAAAGAAGTAAATAAAATTAAACAACTTAAATTAAATGATAAAGAAGCATTTGCTTATGATAATGCAATAAAATCATATATAAATGGTTTTATAGATTATTTAAAAGAAAAACATAATCAAGATAAAGATGCAAAACATACTTTAAGTGATGATATTAAAACTTGGCGTGAAAAATATCAATCAAGCTTTTCAAAATTTTTAGCAGAAGAAAAGAAAAAATCCTCTATTTTTGATATGTTATATAGTTATTCTCCTAAATTTGTAACTTGTATATTTAACATATTCAAATCAAAAGGTCCGGTATTAGTTTATTCAAACTATGTGGAAATGGAAGGTTTACAAATATTTAAAATTTATTTAAATTTTTTTGGCTTTATTGATTTTCATAAAGATTCTGAAATTAAATATCCTAATTTAAATATAACTGGCAAATATGATAATTTTAGATATATAGAATATCATGGTGCTATTGATAGACCTATTAGAGAACAAAATAAAAAAATTTTTAATAATATTGAAAATATTTATGGACGTGTTGTTAAAATTATTATGTTATCACCTGCAGGCGCTGAAGGTATTACATTAAAAAATACAAGACAAGTTCATATTTTAGAACCATTTTGGAATGAAGCTCGTATTGAACAAATTATGGGTCGTGCTGTTCGTTTCTGTGTACATAAAGATTTACCATTAGACGAAAGAAACGTTGATGTATTTAGATATAAAATGATAAGAAAAAGTGGTAAAGAAACTGCAGATGAAAAGATGGAAAATATATCTCGTAAAAAAAATAACTTATTGATATCTTTTATAGAAGCTGTAAAAGAAGCGGCAGTTGATTGTGAATTATTTAAAGCACATAATATGATGGGTACAAAATATAAATGTTTTCAATTTAATGAAGAAGCATTATTTGAAAAACCAATTGGTGCAGCATATCAACAAAAGATTGAATATGATATGAAAATAGATAATGGTTCAAATGCAAAAGATTCGTTGAGATTAAAAATTAAAGTAAGAAAAATTAAAGCTGTAAAGAAATTAGAAGATAATATATATTCTGAACCAGAATTTTACTGGTATTATGATAAATCTGGTGTTGTTTATGATTATGATATGTTATATCCTATTGGTAAAGTTGATAAAGATTTAAATAATAATGAAATTAAATTAGATAACGAAACTTATATAATTGGTGATATAATAGATATTCCAGAATTTAAACTTTATTAATAATTATAAAATATTTATATAAAAATAATTTATAATAATAATTAATGAATCCAAAATTTACAACTAAAAGATTAACAAATGATATAAATTATAATAGACCAAAAAAAACAGTTCAAGATACTTTAACAAAAGAAGCAATTAAAGAAAAATTAACGAATTATAAAAAAGTTGAAGATATTACTAAAATTGTAATTGGTAGTCATATTAGATATTTTGCTAAAGATATGAAAACAAAAAAAAATATGTTTAGATTAGGTGGATTTCTAACTAAATTTGGTGAAGATTATAAATATTTAATATTGAGTAATGGAGAATTTTCTTGGAGCGTTCAAATAAATGGAAATAATGAATTTTGGGTTAAAATAAATCCTAAAGATATGCAAGAACAAATACAAACAGAATTAGAAGAAGTTATTGGTGATAAATATAAAAAAAAATATGAAGATATGAAAAATCAGACAGATTATGTTATTAAAATGTTAAAAGATCAACAAAAAGAAAATGATAAATTAAAACAAAAACTAGATGCTATAGAAGAGGTAACCAAGAAAGATAAAAATAAAAAAAATTAGTTTAAAAAAGATTAATTTAAATATATTATAAAAAAAATCTTTATAAGTATATATAATGGGAAAAGAATATACAAGAACTCTTAATAATGAATCTTATAATGGAAATAATACATCTTATAATGGAAAAAAAAAATTATCTAAAAAAAATTCTAAAAAAAATTCTAAATCAAAATCTAAAAAAAATGTAAATAAAAATAATAGTACTACAGAAGAAATGTTAGAAATTTTAAACTCTGATACTGAAGTAATGTATGAATCAAAAAATAATAATTTAAAAAATAATAACGATATAACACCATTCAATGGTGAAATACCTCCACAATATATGAATATGAATATAAATCAACAAATGAATATGAATCAACAACCACAAATGAATAGTATGGCTGCTTATTCACCTTTAAATTACGATCCTATGATGTTACAACAAATAGCTCCTTTACAAATAAATCAAAATGAAGATATGTTTAATAATTTAAATAATTTAAATAAAGGTCCTTCTATTGGTAGTATGATGAATAATAATTTCACTTCACAATTTCAAAATAATGCATTAGATTCAGCACCAATGCAACAACCTAATAATATTGCATCAACATTAGGAAATAATATAAATTTAAACAATTTAAACATGTTAGGTGTATCTAAATTATAAAAATTGAATATAAATAATCTTTAAATTATTATAATTATTATAATGGTCCTATGGATTTTTATAATAATTGGCAAAAAAAACTTATTATTGATCAATTTGAATTAGTTGGTTATAGTTTAGGAGGATTTAAAACCGGATTAGTTATATTACCTTTAAAAATTTGTTTAGATGCTGGTGTAATTACTCAATATGAACCAAATTTAATTTTAATTACTCACGGACATAATGATCATGTTGGAGAATTATATAATATTTTAATTGGAAATTCTAGAAAATTAAAGGTGCCTATTGTTGCAACACCAAATTTAATTAAATTTATTGGAAATTTCTTAAATTCAAACATGAGTATGAATTGTGGATTTAATAGTAAATACAATAAATGGGAACCTATTGGATTGATTGATAAATATAGATTTACAATTCAAGCTAAAAATATAGAAATTCAACTATATAAAATGGATCATACTGTAGAATGCATTGGATATGGTATTTCAGAGATTAGAGATAAACTTAAAGTAGAATACATAAATAAAACTGAAAAAGAATTAATTGATATTAAAAAAACATATAAAATTACTGAAGAAAAAGAATTTCCAATGCTTTTATTTTGTGGTGATACATGTAATAGTATATTAGATAATTTACCATTTGATAAATACCCGGTTGTTATTATTGAATCATCATTTTTTCATATTGATCATATTATTGAAGCAAGAGAAAAAAAACATATTCATATTTCTGACTTGGAACCATATTTTATTAAGTATAAAGAAACTAAATTTATATTAATTCATTTTAGTTCTAGATATTATATCGATGAAATTAAAAAATATCAAAAAGAATATCAAGAAAAATATAGTAATGTCATTTTTTTTATATAATATTAAATATAAATTATTTATTTTTTTTAACATATTTATTAAATAATCCATCAACAACATTATTTGATTTTAATGATTCGCTATAATTTTTAATTTCTTCTTGTGAAACAAATTGTTCTAATAAAAAAATTCCTTTTTCTGTTTTTATATCATCTATTTTTAACTTATCTGGATTTTTATAAAAAAAATAATGTATATCAAAATATATTCTTCTAAATTTTCCATTACCTTTTTCTCTATTTTTAAAATATCCTAATAATGCATACCATTTATTTTTAATATCTTTTTCAATATTAATTAAAATTCCACCATGACAAATTTCTTCTGTCATTAATGAAAAAGGTTTTATTAATCCACCTGGTTTTAATAAAATAAATTCTTCTAATGTATGAATATAATTATAATCTAATAATTCTATTTTATATTTTTTTTTCCAAATCTTATAATTTTTTAATCCATCTTCTCGTGGATCTATATTTTTTAATTTTTCATCAAGATAGTTTTCTTTATCAATAAACATTATAATATAAATATAAAATAAAATTATTTAAAGAAAATATATCTTTTATAAATAAGTATGACTGAATATCAGCTAACATGGTATGAAAAATATTTAAATACAAATATAAATTACGATAATAAAATTATTAATGAATTAATAAATAAATTAAATAATAATAATCAAAATACAGTTCAAAATAAAGTAATTCAAATAGAAACAGAATATCAAATAAAATTAAAAGAAATAGAAGAATTATGTACTAATTTAGAAAAAATAGAACAATTAAAAGAAGCTAATAGTTTAAAAATTATTCAAAAAGAATTAGATGTAATTAAATTATTAACAAAATATTCATTACAAAATAATCAACTTGATTATACATTTTTTATGAATTCATTAAATTTATTATTTAAATTAAGTGAAACATTACGAATTAGATTAGGACAAAAAGAAATTAATATAGAAAAAAAAAGTTATTCTGACGATAATATTTCAAGATGTTCTTATAAATTTTGTAATTTTAAAGATGCATGTAATTATAATTATAATAAATCTAAAAATATGTGTTATCAAGACCATTATGTTCATAATATGGTTAGTGCTGATTTAAAAATATTAATAGAATATATTGAACAAAAGTATGGTAATAGTAAAGTTGTATTACATAATAAAGAAATTTTAAAAACTATTAATACTTTATCATTTGTAATTAATCATATGGAAAGTGAATTAAAATCTAAATGTTTGTATTTACACGAAAATGAAATTGAAAATTATCATTTTATTAAATTAAAAAATTAAAAAAATTGATATATATAGTTATTTATAAAATAGTTATATATATTAATGGTTACTATTGTAATAAAAAGATTAAATAAAGAATTAAATAATATTAATAAAGAACCAATTGAAGGATTTACACTTGATGATTATTCTAATATTATGATTTGGAAAGGTACTTTAGAAGGTCCAAAAGATACTCCATATGAAAATGGTAAATTTAAAATTCAATTTACATTTACTCCAGAATATCCTATTAAACCACCAAATGTAAAATTTTTACAATATATTTATCATCCAAATTTTTATAAAGATGGTCAAATTTGTGTAGATATTCTTCAAAATCATGAATGGTCTCCTTCACAAAATGTTTGCACAATTATTCATTCTTTACGTTCTCTTTTTATGGATCCAAACCCATCATCTCCTGCAAATAGAGAAGCATCAGAATTATATATTAAAGATAAAATAGCATATGATGCTAAGGTAAAAGAAAATATTAGAAATTATGTATAAATAATAATCTAAATTAAATTAATAATGAGTAATACAGAAAGAATATCTTTAATTAGAGCTATTTTAATTTCTATTATTCCTTTTGGACAATTATGGGCACGTACTTTTTGGTTAGATGGTTCATTAGACAAAGCTTGGTTAATGTTTCCATTTTTGTTAATATTTCCATTTAGTATTATTCCATCTTTAGCAATGTATTTTGGATTTGTAAAAAAAGGTATAGGTGGTAAACCATATGATAATTTTATGTGGATTCCTATTATATTTAAATTTTTATTATCATTTTTAATCCCTAAATTTTTAGAATTATTTTATGATGACCCAAGTGATACTACCATATTCATATATATATTTATAATTCAACTATTTATAGGTATGATACCTAATTTAATTAGAACATATAAACTATGTAATAATAATCTACCATTTAATTCATTTGGTAAAGCATTTGTTGATAGTACAATAGCTAATGGAGTTGGTGAATTATTACCTTTTATTTTAGGTTGGATGCCTTTTATAGGATTTTTCTTAACAATAATTGGTATGATTCCAGTTATTGGAGAACAGATTGAAAATTTGTTATGGAGTGTAAGTTTTGCTTTTGGTTATATATTTATAAATATGGTTAATGCAAATAATTTAGGAAAATACTGTAATTCAGATTTCTTAGGAAGAGATTTTATGGATAAATTCGGTTTTTTTGTTATGTTATTTCTTACACTATTTATAAAAGTATTTAATGAGGCAAGTCCAATATAAATTATCTATATTTAGGTTCAATAAAAGGTAAATCTAATTTTTGAAAAAAATCTTCTTCTGAATTTATTTTTATTTTTGTACCATCTTCTTTAAATAATCCATATTCAGATAATTTAAGGTTAAGTTTTTTTGCAATTGTTCTCATTTTTTTATTTAATTCAGCTGAACCTGTAAAATATAATAATGCAGAATAATAAGCATCATAAGATACAAATCGAATATCAATTCTCCTTACTGGATTTTGTTTATATTTTGCAAATCCCATATATTTAGTTTCATAATTTTTATCAGTTATATCATCAATTAATAATGGTTTATCATCATTTTCTTCTAAATCCTCTTTTAATTTATTAATAACTCTTTCTAAATGATTAATATCATTATCTGTATCATCTTTTAAATCTAATTTAGATATTAAAACATCAATATCACCAGATGTAGGTTTTTCTCTTCTATATGAACCACATATTTGATAAATATATTTTGCTTCTTTATCTAATTTATAAAGTTTATTTATTTTACTTATTGTTTTTTTTATAAGTTTATTAATTTCATCAATTTCATCTCTAGGTATATTTTTTTTATAAACTCCATAATATTTTAATCCTAATTCTATTTTTTCATTAACTACAAATTCTTTTTTTTTAATTTTTTGTTTTAGCATTTTTACTGATTTAATACCTTGATTATAAAATTCAGTAGCCATTACTCTACCAATACCAATAACTTCTTCTAATTCTTCAATAATTGTTTCTTTTTCAATACTTAAATCTTTAAAGTCATTTAATTCTGCTAATTTACCAGATTCTAAAATTTCTTTAATTCTTTCAATAGTATTTGCTCCTATACCATCAATATCTTTTAATTCTTGATAATTTTTTAAAGTTATTTTATCTGGATATTTTTTTAAAATTGTTAAAACTGAATTTAATTGTTTTAATCTAAAAGTATAAGCAGTTATATTTTTAGTATCTTTTTTTTCTATAAATTCTTCTTTTTCACTTTTTTTAAAAGCAATTAATCTTTGAAACTCTTTAATAATATTTTCATTTAACATTATTAAAAAGTAGTTTATAATTAAATTTTTAAATTCAATTTTTATTAGTTCTAATAATCATCATAATATCTTCTTCTTCCTCTTCCGCCTCTTCCTCTTCCTCCTCTTTCTGAATCTGAATCAAATGCACCAAATAACCAAAGTAACAATAATAAAACTAGTAAACTACCACCTGCAATTGACGCAATTAGTATATAATCTGGTGCAGCTGGTGCTGGTGCTGGTGCTGGTGCTGGTGCTGGTGCTGGTGCTGGTGCTGGTGCTGGTGCTGGTGCTGGTGCT